CTTGTTGGCCTTCACCTGGGCGTCGTAGTCAGCGGGCAGCTCTGCACGGTAGCCGCTGGGCTGCTGCGCAGCCTGCGGATTCGGTGCCGGTGCGTCGGTCGGCTGCGTGGCATCGGTGGGTTCTGCGGGCGCTGCAGCAGGAGCGGCTGCAGGCGCTGCAGTGGGCGCAGCGGTGGTTTCAGTGGGTTCGGTGGGCGTGCTGGGCTCGGGCTTGCCCTTGCCCGCGTCAGCCGCGTCGTCGTTGCCCTCCTCTTCCTCTCCCGCATCGAGAGGGCCGCGCCCCAGGGCAGCCAGCGCTGCAGCGTTGTCTTCCTCAGGGTCGTACTCGTCGCTATCGTCTTCCCTGGCCTCGCGCTCGGCGTCGGACAGGAGGCGCAGGTGGTCGTCGTTCAAGCTCATGCGTGCGTCCTTTCGTGGTTTGGATCACGGCAGGGTGGCAGGCTTGATACGGAAGTAACGCCAATCTTTGGCGCCTACGGCCTGATCAATTCACATACTGTCGATCGAAAGGCCGAAACTACCCATTGCTAGCAACGTTGACGGAGACTGCTTTAATTTTTATTTCTTTTAATTCTTTTTTTGAAAAATCAATTTTAGACAGCTTTTTTCCGAAAATCTGCGTAGGAATTTCAACAAATTTATGCAACGCCCAAGATATTAAAAGAGCAGCCGTCGTTACAGCAATCAACGAGGGCCATATACCAAAACCAATTTCGAGCAAAACTCTGAGAGCAACATATCCAGCAACCCCATGCACGACATACAAAGGGTAGCTAATATCAGCAAGAAAATTAAAAATTCTATTTGATCTAAATATACTTGGGTACGTGTATGCAAAAACAAAGGCAATCAAAGCAAACGCATAACTCCATGCCACGTGAATGCTTGCAGCGAACGGACCAATCCACCAATGAATGCAAAACAAGCAAAAAATAACTCCAACTGACAAATATGCCTTGTTATGATCAATTTTCCCAGAATACAAATAATTGAATACAACCCCTATAAACATAAATATACAATACTGCGATGCCATGACATAGCTCATTCCGAACCGCCAAGCTTTTGCGTTGGTTTGCATCCACCCGGGAAGCATCTTGCCAACAAACACTGCGATAATGAAAAGCAGAATCGGAGCCATCATTACCAAATATGAATCACGTTTAAACAAAGCAATAAGCAGAACGCATATGAAATAAAATTTCATCTCTATCTCTAAAGTCCAAATTATTCCATCAATGGATCTAGACCAGAGAACGTCGCGTATACCAGGAATATAGTGAATCACCACTTCACTAATTTGGAAAGGCCATGATCTTCCAAAAAAATGTGATGCAAAATAAATTGCTGTCAGCGTTATCGTAAATCCAACAAAATAGGTCGGCAATATTCTACAAAACCGACCAAAAACAAAACCATACCACGTGCATTTTTTAACGAAAATGGGATTACAAATCCGCTTATTAAGAAAAACAAGGCAACACCAAAAGCGCCCCAATTAAGCATAGCAATTGGATGAACCCATTTGAAGAACTCCGGAACAGGATAAAGATCCAAAGGTAGAGCGGGCGAATTGATGAGCGATGCAGCGGCTTCTCTATCAGACCAAAAAACCCCAAAATAATGTGATATAACCACTGCAACCGCTGCAATGCCTCGCAATGTATTTGCAAAATCAATCTTACCCAAGCCTTGCATCTGGTTTCTCTTTTAAGAATAGATTTATCAGTAGATATAGCGCATCTTTAGCTGCACCAACCCTAACCAACAGATGTTAACATCCCGTTACCCCTTCGATAGGAATGCTGTGTTTTGACAAGCGGCTCCATCCAAATGGGCTAAAATATTGGGCATTCAGCACCATCAAGTAACTGCGTTCGAAAACGTCAGCCGGCAACCAACTAGTGTAGCCGGGATATGCGGAAATCTCATCGGTCGGGCCAGGCCGCACCGAGGGCTTGGACATCAGCTGCGTGGCCCGCAGCCTTTGCTGCCATGTCTCCATACGCTGCGTGGCGGTCTTCAAATACGACTCCGAGGGCAGCGGCGTACTCAAGGACAGCAGCGGGGGGAGCGCTGGCAAGTCGGTGGGCGGCATCTGCGGATTGCTCGCGCAGGCCGTCAGAGACAGCGCGCAACTGGTCAAGATCACGGCGCAGCAGCGCCTCGCGGGTTCGGGCAGCATTCAACGCCTCCTGGTAGTTGGTGTTGATGGACTGCTCTGCGCGACGCACTCGGGCGTCGGCCGCGCGCTGGGCTGTGCTGACAGCCAGCGTTTCACCCACCGCATCAGCGCGGGCCTCAGCCAGGTCGGCGCCCAGGCGCGCGCCTTGGTAGCTCCAGGCCAGGAAGGCGGCGAGGCTTGCGGCGGCCAGATGGGTGATGGCGCGCAAGCTCATTGCTGCACGTCCATGCATGCGGCGTGCCGCGCCTGCTGGCGAGTCCGGACGCCGCGGCAGACCTTGTTGCCGGGCGTGCTGCAGTCGTAGCGCCACCGCGTCGGCCGCCCGCCCTCGCCCCACTGGTAGGCGGCGTAGCCCTGCAGGGGCTGGGCGCTGGTCATGAAGCGGAAGGCCAGGCAGGCATTGCAGGCGCCGGCATAGTCGCCGGCCCGCGTGCGCGCCAGCATCGAGGAGCCGCGCCCGGCGCCGCTGCCCTACTGGCCCGCGAAGTCCACCGCCTGGGCGAACTCGACCGGATGCACCAGCATGTCGCCCAGCGAAGCCCGCACGCAGGCACCGTATTCCTGGTCCAGCAGGTTGGTGGCCAGCTCGCGCGCCCTCTCCCGCGTGATCGGCGGATCTGCCATGGTCACCGCGCGTGCCATCCTCGTAGCGCGCGGCGCCATGGCCGATGGCGGGCACGTCGCCGCGCACCGGGATGATGGGCGAAGTGCTGGACCCTTCGGCCGCGATCCAGGAGGCCAGGATGCCGGCGCCGATGCCCAGACTGGCAGTAGGCACACGGCTCGTCATGGCTCATCTCGTTCGCTGGAAGCAGCCATGCGCACGATGCACGCACGGCCGGCCTGGTGCTCCTGGCCCATGCGGTAGTCGCGGCGCCACTTCCAGGCGAGATGCGCAACCTGCAGGGCGATCAGGACCAGCGTGGCCACGATTACCCAGGCGTTACCCGTGAGGCCCATGAACGTGACTTCCGTCTGCGGGGTGGCAGCGACACCCGCGCTGGCACCCACGGCGGGCGCGGACTTCACGCCTGCCAGGATCAGGTCGTTCTTGTGCTCGGCGGTCAGGCCGCTGGTCAAGCCGAGCACTTCCTTGATGGTGTCGATATTCATCGTTCGGCGGCCGGCTGACTGTCGGTGGTTGTGGTGGAAAAGCGGTTCAGTTGAGCATCCACGGCGTCGAGCCGCTCGCGGCTGGCGGCCTGGATCTCAGCCACACGCTCGCGCGAGTCGGCCTCAATGTGTGCCACCTGCAGGCGCACGTCCTGGTCGCCCTTGATCTGCAGCGTCTTGTTGGCCAGGTCGGCCTGCGTCTTGGCCAGCTTGCGGCGCAGCTCGTCCAGCTCCATGTCCGCGTCGCGGCGCGCGGTGGCTGCCACGCCCTCCATCTGCTGGGCCAGCGCAGGGTTGCCGCCGGCCGCGCGCAGCTGCTCGGCCTCGGCTTCCAGCTTCTCGGCGCGGGCGTTGATCTCGCGGACCTTGGCCTGCTGCTCGGCCAGCGCCTGGCGCGCGCTCTCCTGCTGCATCTGCAGGGCCTCGGCCTGGGCCTGCATCTGCTGCTGCACCTGCTGCTGCTCCTCGGGCGTGAGGGGCTTGTTGGGGTCGCGCTCGCCGGTCAGCTTGCGCAGTTCGTCGGCCACCAGGTCGTTGTTCGGCAGGTCCGAATACTCCACGGCCAGCGCCATGATGCGGATGGCCACCTCGGGCGGCAGCCGGCCCGCCAGCTGCTTCAGGCTTTCGAACATGATCTGGCGCAGCGTGCCCGAATAGTCCTGCTCCGCCACCACGAAGTCGGCCATGCTGGCCGTGATGTCGTTCAGGCAGCGCACGCTCCCGTCTGGCTGGACCTCGGGCTGGTTGATCGTCACCCAATCCAGCCGCCTCTTATGGCCGGAAAGGCGAATCACCTTCTTGTCCGTGTACCACTGCTCTGACAGGCTGAGTTGCTTCTCGCCCTGGACCTGCACGCCCAGCCGATGGTTGTCGAAAGGCTCGGTAGTCACAACCGACCCCTGCAGCTGGCGCGCCTCGATGGCCTTGCCGCTGGTGGCATTCGACCCGCAGCCCAGGCTCTCCTCGTTGATGCCGGCAGACTTCTGGATGCCCTGCACGTCCATCGTCATCATCTGCACCTGTCCGGCGGCCATTTCGCTGTCGCGGTGCACCTCGAACTTCTTTCCGGGCTTGTGGATCACAACGCGGTCAGGCTGATTCACCTCCTCGCGGGCCTCCTTCACATCGTCCACGGCCCCCTTTTCCACGAACACCTGATTCGTGGACTGGACTGCCCCTGGTCCGGTAGACAAGCCCCGCCTATCCTGGGACTGCCCATGCTTCCGCAGCTTGGCGATGAATGGCCGCGCGAAATCGCGGTTGGCGACGCTGTCCAGGGCGCCGCTGCCGAACACCTTCAGCACGCCGCCATCCACCAGGGCCGCGTCCGTGGCGGACCATACTCGGCCTGTTTCAAGACCCCAATGATCTGTTGTTCGGTAAATCGACTCTTCCTCATGCCCATCATTCTCCAAGTTGGCGGAACTCACTGCCATTCAACTGGCTCGGCTGTGAGCGGGCAGGTCAGTCCTATCCGGCACGCCCCTGTTCGTGCTGAAGGAGCTGGGGGGGCTGGAAGAAGCTGGAGATGGTGAAGAAATACACGCACCTGGCGCCGGAGCATCTGGCCCAGTACGCAAACGCGGCCATGTTTTGGTCAGAGCAGACCACCGAAGACAAGAAAAAAGCCCCTACGCTTTTGGCGTAAGGGCTTGATTTCATTGGTGTTTATTTGGTGGGTCCTGCGAGATTCGAACTCGCGACCAACGGATTAAAAGCGGCGTGCTCGCATCGTGCGATGTGTTTCTCCCCTCTGTAGGCCGCAGCGCGCAGCCCGCACAGAACCCATGGCTCGCAGCCATGATGGCAAAAATCCCCGCACACTTCACCCGCTGAAACGACAAAAGCCCCCTCGGCGCCGTGATGGCTGCCGAGGGGGCTTTTTTGCGTTTGGGGGTCAGGCTACCGGGCCGGCCTGGAAGACTTCGACTGGCGCCACGCGGAGCAGCTGCGAGGCCTCGGCCAAGGTGCCGGCCAGCCACTGATCGACATCGCCGAGTTCGATGGCGATCACGCTGCGCTTGTCTTGCCTGTCTGCCGGCAGCTTGGGGTCCGGCTTGTGCATTCTCGACATGAGCGGGTGCGCATCAGCGTTGATCGTGAGCATCGTGTAGCTCTCGTGCACCTCTCCCGTCGCTGGGTCGGTCCACACATTCCACAAGCCCGCAAGGCCCCACGGGTCACCATCAGCGCGGGCGAACCTCCACCACACGTTTTTGCCACTCTCCCAGTTCGGTTCATCGAACGTCGTCGCAGGGATGATGCAGCGCTGGCCCCGGGCCCACGGGTGCTTATAGCTGGCCTTCTGGCTCAGCTCCTCGCTGCGTGCGTTGTTCGTCGGGTACTTGAGCTTGGGCTCCTTGGCGAACCAGGGGATCAAGCCCCAGGTGCCGGCGACAAGCTCCCGGCTGTAACCCGTGTCGTCCTGAGCCCGGCGCACGAAGGCGCCTGTGCCGCGCGGGAAAACATCTTCGTCCCACCAGCGCCCAGGGTTGTGCCGGCCGACGTGCCACATCCGTTCAATTTCGTCCTCGCGTGGTGTGTTGTAGCGGTTGCAGATGATGACCTCCTGATGACCATCCGGATTTGTCAGGAGTACATGCTAACTTCTATGGGCTCAAAAAAGACTGTATATTTGCACAGTGTTTTGCGAACTCATCGAACTCCGTCGCGCTGGCCTCCGCTTGGCGCCAAAGGACTGGCCGGCGCCGGTCCGTGGTGACCTGCGCATCCTCTACGACGACGGCAAGAGCAACAACAGTCGGCGCAACATGCGCATCGCGTCCCTGTGGGTCAGATGGAGCAGCCAGGACATACCAGGCCCACGTATGTTCGAGCCCGTGCTGCTCGATGTTCTCGGCGATGCAATGCTCTGGCGCGGGCATGTCTGCGCCCGCATCGAGGAGGGAATCGCCGAATATGAGCAGATGTGGCTCATCCGCCCCCTGGCATCACTGGATGCTCCACCATTGACGAAATTCGATGCCGCGCGCTTTTCACCGAAGCTGCCGGCGACCCTGCCGCATCGGGCGGAGACCCCGAGCATCTCTGAGCAGTGGTACGCAGAACACGGACGCGAGTTGCCCCCTACACGTTGAGGAGCCAGTCATGCACCCGCCGCTGATCTATCCAACCATTTTGCGCATGCACCCCTGGTTCGGCCAGCCCGAAGAGGAATTGCTGCCTGGCAGGCCCGAGGAATACCGGGTCGAGCAGCAGGCGACGGACTGGTTCGTGGTGCGAGGCCCGGGCGGCCATGTCGTGCACAGCGGCCTTGGGCCAGTCCAGATCCTGGAGGCGCGTCATGTATGACGATGACGACCCGCTGAACTGCCTGCACCCCACAGTGGTTTGGCCTTCGGGCTGGTCTGCGGTATGCGGGCAAGAGATCCTCCCGCTGGCCCCCGAGTGCTACCGTGTTGTGCACACGGCCCCGTGGTGGTCCATAGTCCTGGACCCGGACGGCAATGTCGTCAACCGCGGCTTCGGGCCCGTTAAAGTGATTCGCTCGCCAGCCCCATTCTGATCAACGGCCGATGGCTTCGATACTTGCCAACTCGGCCTGCAGTGCAGCATCCTCTTCGGCCAGTCGCACCCCATATGTCGCCTGGAGATTGAGCCATGATCTGGCATCGCCCCCAAACACGCGTACGATGCGCAGGGCCAGGGGCGCATCGATGTCAGCATCCCCACATAGCACCGCCTCCACGCGGCTCGCGGGTACACGTAGGCGATCGGCGAATTGCAGGGCAGTCATCTGCAGGGGCTGCAGATAGTCCTGCAGTAGCACCTCGCCAGGATGCACCGGACGCATTCCGTTGTCTTCGGCCATGGTCACACCTTGAGGTACGTTTTTATGATGGAGCGCATGAGGTCCTGGACGCTAACACCGGCCTCGGAGGCGCGCACCTTGAGCATGCGATGCTCGGCCTCTGTCAGCTTGGTGAGCACTCCAGATGTGATTTCTTGCGGCTGGACCGCATCGCGCTGATCTTCGCCACCACCAGTCCCCATGAGGGCCGCCATGACCTCTCCCACGGTCGCACTGCTGCGGCCTATACGCAATACATCCGCCGACTGGTCGTAGCGCACTCTGTTCTGAGGGCCAGGCACAACCCGCCGGGCTTTACTCAACCGCGCCGATTCGAGCATGGCCTGTTGCTCGCGGGGCGTGCGCAGCCTGTCGCCGCCAAAAACCATGCGAGCCTGCGCCGCGGTGAGCGTGTACGCTGGCAGTTCGGCATCTTCGTAGTCGCCCCGGGCGTTGACCGTGAGCACGCGCACGGGCTTCCCCTGGGCGATGGCACGCTGCTCCTGCAGAGGCAGCATGGCCACGCTTTTCAGCACGGTCGCCTGGCCCGCGAAGCGGATGACGGCCTCGGCGTCCAGCCGGCCGGCGGCAATCTGCGGCAAATACGCAGCCAGGCCAACACGCAGATCACTGAGGTCTTCGCCGCGGCGCTCCAACTCGCCCCAAATGCTGGCGAGGTAGGACAAATGCCGGGCCGTCATGGTGAGCGATTGGGCGAGCTGCTCTCGCAGTTGCTGCGTGCTCATGGCACCCAGTTCGAAAGTGGATGGCATTGCCGGCGGCGCAATGATTGCAACGTCACTCATTCTTGTCGCTCCTGTCGATCAACTGTTGGCCCAGGCCGGCCAGCTTGCGCAGCGCCTGCTGCGCCCGAAACATACGCATGTACTCGCGGTACTTCTCCCGCCCCTCCGGGGTGGATCGGTTGCGACGCGCATAGCGCCTGTAGATAGCCCGTTGCCGCTCCAGCCATTGCTCATATTCCGCGCCGGTCATCGCCAAAATCCGATCACGCAGTCGGACATTGATGCGCTCGCGGTTGGCCTGATGGTCACGGTAATACCGCTCACGAGCCTTCGCTCGCACACTATTTTTTCGCTGCTCATCGGCCATGATGCGCTCATGCTTGCGCCGGTCCTGCTCGCTCCAACGCTTGCGCAATCGCTCCGCAAACTCAGGGTCCACTGCCGCCCTCTCCTTGAGCCGGGCCCGGATCTGCTTGTTGTGATCCGGGTTGGCCTGCATGCGGCGATAGTAATGCTCCAAGTCATTGGCGCGCGCTTGCGCCAGACGGCACTCGTCGGAACAAGTGGCACGGTAAAGCCGACTCTCAAAGACCTTGCCACAGACCTTGCACGTGCGCTGGCTGGCGCAATGCGAGCACTCGTAGGCCGCATCCTTGCGCGCGGCATTGCTGGCGACGTGGGGCAGGCGGATCTGCTTGATGACCTCCTGCCGCCCGCAGTCACACTGGCACAACCATGTTGGGTAGCGGCTATTGCCCGTGTTGCTGACCAAGTCCTTAGCCCGCTCCAACACCAACAGTTTGCCAAACCTGCACCCCTGCAAAGCTACGGGAGCAGGCATGTCAGGACCTCAAGGCGCCCGCCGAGCGCAGCGCAGAGGACACATCGTCGCCCGCATCGCAGGCATGCCAGGCGCGCTCCAGCGTTTCTCGCAGTGCATAGCGTTGCGACACAGTCAGACCACGCAGCTTGGCCGCAAGCGCATCGCAATCGACACCGTGCGGCCGGCACTCTGGCCCAGCATCCGCCACCGTGGCCCACAGCAGCTTGAGCGCGGCATCATCCCCCAGCGCCGTGCTGGTGGTGGCGGCCATGACGGCCTGCCACTCAGGCACCGACAGGTTCGGGACGTTGTCCGAGATGATGTGCAGCCACTCATGGGCGATCAGATTGACCCGCGCGCTGCGCTGGTCCTCGTAGCCGGCTGTGGCCGTGGCCAGTGGCTCGCCGAAATAGATTGCAAATTTCTCTGCCATAGGGACTCCAAAGCGAAAGGCCCTTGCGGGCCTTGGCGAAAGATTATTCTGCCTCGCCGGCGAATTCCATGGCGATCTTCAACGCCTCGGATTTTTTGAACTCAGCTCCCGCCTGCGCCAGGAAGTCCAAGTGCGCAGCCAGAACATCTTCGACAGTGAAAGTTCCATCCAACTCGGCTGCGTCAAAAGCGTATTGGCCGGCGAGATACTCGGAGCTGAAGAAGGCGGTGCCTTCGGTGACGATCTGTGCAGCGCTTTCGATGGAGCCTGCAAAGTCAAATGCGGTAGAGCGTTCCATGATTTTTCCTTCATGCCCGGACTGCATCGCTTTCGCGTGTCTGCCGTGACTGGGTGCCAAGCTCCTCCTGGCGCGGTGGTCAGCTTGCTTGCTGTCCATGGGTTGAATTATGGGCCATCTAATCAAATAAGCAACCCCATACCCGAGCGCGCAGCATGGTTGATTTATAGGCCATGAAATCAAATAATCCACACCATGAACGACACCACAACACCACGCGGTGGCGCCGGCCGTGGTCAGGGCCGCAAGCCCATCTCCAACGATGGGGCCAAAGCATACAAGCTGCTGCTCACGGATGCGCAGCGTGCCAAGCTTGCTCTCCTGGGCGGCGCATCCTGGGTGCGCGAGCAGATCGACGCAGCGCCAACCCCAGAGGACGATCAGGCCGCCTGACGGTCATCTCACCGACCGCGCGCACGCCACCAGCGCGGCCAGCAGTCGCATCTACCGCGCCGCCTCCATCATCGCGCTGCCGGCATCGTAGGCCCGCTCGCAGGCGCTCCCACGGCCTCGGGCGTCGTCAGCAATGCGCGCCAACTCTCCCGCTCGCTCGTCAGCGCGGCGCTGCAGCTCGGCGAGCAGATCAAGGGCTGCGGTGTCTGGCGCGCACTGTCCGGCAGCGGCGCGAGCCTGGGCGGCTGCACGGTGGGCGGTGATGTAGCTGGCGAGGTCGCCGCGCAGCCGGCCAGCAGCAGCGCGGGCAGCGTCAGCATCGGCTGCAGAGCGCGCCAGCTCCTGCCGAGCCTGGGTGTCGATGGTGCGGATGTCATCACGGTGCTTGTCCTCCAGATTTCGATATCGCTCGGATGCCTGGCGCGCGGCTGTGGCCGACGCCTCGCGCTCGCCGGCCAGGTCGGCGCGGGCCTGGGCCGCATCGCGCTCAGCGCCCAGGCGGGCCACGGCCTGCCAAGCCAGCAGAGCAGCGAGTGCCAGGGCCAGCGCTTGCCAGGCATAGGCCCTGAGCGCGCCGATCACGACAGGCCCCTTTCACACAGTCGCCGCTCAGCCGCACGCCGATTGACCAGGCCCGGCAGTTGCTTGCCGCCGGCATAGGTCCAGCGGCTCAGCTCCGCGCACGCGCCCGGCATGTCGCCAGCATTGGCCTTGCGCGCCAGTGTGCTGGAGCAAAACGCGCCGTTGCCAACGTTGAACGCAAAGCTCAGGAATGCGGCCTTCTGCCCGTCGGTCATCGGTGACCTGACGCACTCCAGCGCGGCCGTGTGCTTGAGCAGATCCTTGTAGAGCATGTCCTCGCACTGCTCGCGCGTGAACACCTGGCCCATCTGCAGATCCGGACCTGTGTGGCCCGTGCACGCGGTGATGATGCCCACAGGGTCGTGGTAGGTAGCCTGCACCGTGCCCTCGTACTTGGCGACCAGGGGCACGGCCAGGGCAGCCACGGCGGCGCCGATGGCGGCGATCAGTTTGGCCTTGTTGCTCATTTCAGGTGCCCTTTCAGCGCAGCCCAGAAACCGAGACACGCAGAGCACGCCGCGGCGATATAGCCCAGCGGTTTGGCCGCTTTGCCAATCCAGTTCAGGACGCGGAAAGCCCCCTGCGCGGCGTGGAAGACCTCCACCAGATCGGCCGTGTTCGCGCGCACCTGTTCAGTGGCGGCCGTGTTCGCCGCGAGCTCCCGCTCCATGCGGGTCATCCGCGCGTCCCCCTCATCCAGCCGTGCATTGATTGCAGCCGCTGTCTGCGTGTTGATGGCATCGCCGTAGTCGTCTTGCATTGGCCCTCCTCCGGGCATGAAAAAACCCGCCGAAGCGGGTTGCGGTTGAGTTATGTGATTTATCAGGCTAATCCGGCGGCATGCGCATGTGCCAGTATCCGCGTTGAAGTGAGTGCTTTGTCGTAGATTGCTATCTCGTCAATTACTCCACTGAATCCTTCTGCTCTTGAGCCGCTGTAATAATCGCTCCCGATATTTAGCACATCATCAGTGCTTGCCATTGATGTGCTTGATGTTCCAGTCCCAGCAGGTGCACCATTCACATAGAATGTAGGCAATCCAGAAGGACCCACCGTAACAGCGACATGATATTTAACATTCTCGGAAAGCAGAACACTGCTTTGGCCAAGGTCTTGTGTGCGTGACCTTATCCAGTGCAGCCGGCCCTGGCCGGTAGAACCTGACTGACTCACGCGAAGATACGCTCCAGCATTGCCCTTGCTCATTATCCCAAGCACCGCCCCAGAAGACAAAGCGCCAGAATTTATTCTTATTATGGCTTCATAAGTAAACCCAGAAGAATACTGGTATCTAAGTGTCGGAACAGTGATGTAGCCCGTAATCAGGAATCCAGCAGCTTTGTCATCCGAGTCGAGTGTTAGCGATGCAACGCCCTGGGTTACGGATGTTGCGGCTCCTGTTTCTGTCGGAAGGACGTAGTTCGCCGCTGGCCCGCTGGTTTCCGCCAGCCTGAAATATGCTGCCGGAGCGTCCAGCAGCACAGCATCACGGTACGGCTGACCAACTACAGGAGATCCGAATCTGTATGGATTAAGCAGCATTACACAATCCCTATCAGATATACCTTGAGGCCAGTTGCAGATCCATTACCGATCTGGTCAATATCTATCGTAATTTCCGAGTCATCTCCAAGACTCGAATCGCTGATCACAGCAGGTGTGGCAGCAGTCACGCTGGTCTTTTCGCCGTTGTCGATAGTCAGCTTTGTGGAGAGGATTGAGGCTCCTGCTTTGTTGATGTCCACTGTGAAAATGGCCCCAGAAGACTGCGCCGTCGTGAGCGAGGCGCGAACGTCTGTGAGGGTCATTGCATAGGGCATGCGGAATGTCACTTTCGCCCCGCCAGTGGACAGCGCGGAGGTCTCGTCACTGCATGCAATCGGGATCGCAGCGAGCCCTGATCCGGCACCGGGAGACACCCAGGTGGGTACTCCGCTGGAGAGCGTCAGCACTTGACCATTCGAGCCGGCGGCCAATCGCTGCGGGGCACCAGATGCACCGCCGCGGATCAAATCGCCCGCAGCCGTCATCGGATTGACCATGCCGCCACCGGCACCGTAGCCCTGCCTGTGGTCCTCATAGCCCGTCACCGACGACGCGCCTGTAGTGACTTTGTAGAGACGCAGATACGTACCCTGGTCATTCCAGTTCGT